GGTCTGTTTCTAATGAAGTTGAGCAGCGGGTATTTTTAAAGATGAAATTGCAAGACGAATTGAAGCAACTGCAAAACAATAAATCTCATTTACAGCGACGCATGGAACTCATAGACGAAGCTATTCAATCGCTGAATGATACGGAGCAGAAGATAGTGCGGCTCAAATTTATCGACGGCTATCGTTGGATGTTTGTATCGTGTGAATGCGGCTATAGTGAACGGCAATGCCAAAACATCGGCAAAAAAGCCGTGCAAAAATTGGCTGATGTCATCTTTAATTTTGTACCCGCACAAATAGGACTTAATTTTATTTTTATCGAAAACCAACAGAATGAGTAGTATCATGCAGATAATTTATAATTTCTTCCATCAAAGCAAAAAGACGGCCGTATATTCCTTACGGCTGTCTTTTTGTGTATAAAATGGGGATAACTTGATTTGCATTTCGTGTTTTTTTGACCTCTTTTTCAATGTTATTTCATGATTCAATTAAAAAAGAACGGTACAATAATAGAGTGGAAAGCGGGAAGAACCGCCGAACACGCTCCTTAATGTAGTTGTCCATCTTCTTGTCCTTTCTGAGATGGGCATCACATGGGACTGACCAAGGGCGGCTTTGACGTGGGTTCGATTCCTACCGGTCCCGCCAATTTATCATACGACGCTTGAATATTTTCGAGCGTCTTTTTTTTTATTAAGGAGCTGATTGTATGAAAGTCGTCGAAATGAAAATTGATGACGTAAAACCATATGAGAATAATCCGAGGAATAACGAACAAGCTGTTCAAGGTGTAGCAAATTCAATTCAGCAGTTTGGATGGCAACAGCCTATTGTAGTAGATAAAGAAAACATCATCATCGTTGGACATACACGGTATAAAGCAGCTCAGAAGTTGGGATTAAAAGTAGTCCCGGTTGTCGTTGCTGAATTATCGGAAGAAAAAGCGAAAGCGTATAGATTGGCAGACAACAAAACAAATGAAGCAGCCGAATGGAATTTCGACAAATTGCAAGATGAATTGATCGAAATTATAAATATTGATATGTCTGATTTTGGCTTTGATGTAGACAATATTATCAATGATTTGCAAGAAAGTAACGGTGATAGCGATAACGAAGCAAAACAGGGATTAAAAGAAAAATTTATTTTTACTCCTACATCCGTTTTAGATAGTCGCTGTGGCGATTGGCAAAAACGAAAAAGAATGTGGTTTGACATCGGCATAAAAAGCGACGGCTCTCGCGAAACAATGAAAACAAGCGGTTCGTTATCAGGAACAACTCCTTATTATTATGCATATAAAAATAAAACAGAACAAAAGATAGGATACAAAATATCAAATAAAGAATTTGAAGAAAAATATTTATCTAAATTTATTAACAAAAGCTCAACAATAGCTCATACTAATACCGGAGGCATTCTTAGTGTATTTGACCCCGTCCTTTGCGAACTAATGTATACTTGGTTTTCTTTTGACGGTGCTAAAATAATTGACCCGTTTGCCGGTGGCAGTGTTCGCGGCATAGTTGCATCAATTATGGGGCAAAACTACACCGGGATTGATATTAGACAATCGCAAATAAACGAAAATAATAAGCAAAAAAATGAAATACTATCCGATGAGTATAAAAAACCAGTATGGATATGTGGAGATAGTGTTAATATTAAAAATTTAGCACCTGATCAATATGATTTTATTTTTAGTTGTCCACCATATTTTGATTTAGAAATATATAGTGATAATGAAAAAGATTTAAGCAATATGTGCTACGATGATTTTTTGAAATCATACAGAAAAATAATAAACGATGCCGTTTCTATGCTTAAAGATGACCGTTTTGCCTGTTTCGTAGTTGGAGATATTAGGAATAAAAAATGTGGCGGTTTTATACGTGGTTTTGTTCCAGACACAATAAAAGCATTTGAAGATGCTGGAGCTCATTTTTACAATGAAATCATATTACTTACATGTGCTGGGTCTCTGCCGCTACGAGTAGGTAGACAGTTTCAATCTTCAAGAAAAATAGGAAAACAACACCAGAACATACTTGTATTTTATAAAGGAAATCCTAAAAATATCAAAAAAAACTATGGTAATGTAAAAATAAACGAAGAAATACAAGAAAAAACACAAGATTACATTTAATAGTACTTGAACAACAACTAAATATCCCTTAATATGAACATAACAAATATGTTATATAACGAAGGGAGAAATAAATAATGAAAAATAAAATTGAAGAATTAAAAAAATCAGCATTTGATGCGCGAGCTGCTTACAGAATAGGAGCCATTGACCGAGGAACTGCCAAAAATGAAATAACGCCTTATTTGGAAGAATTTAATAGAAAAAGCAAGGAAATAGCGGCTAAATATAATATGAAAGCGAGAACAATTTCGTTTTCATCATTTGTTAGATAAAAATAAAAAAATATACGGCACCTACAATTGTAGGTGCTTTTTGTTATGAAAAGAAGGATGATAGTATGGCAAATAAAAAAAGGGGGGGCAGGCCACCGATAGAAATAGATAAAAAAAGTTTTGAAGGGCTTTGTGCTATTCAATGTACTCTAAGCGAAGTGGCAACGTTTTTTAAATGCTCAGAGGATACAATACAAAGATGGTGCCAAAAAACGTATGGACGTTGTTTTGCGGTGGTTTTTGGACAAAAAAGAACTTTAGGAAAGGTAAGCCTTAGACGCGCCCAGTTTAGGCTGGCTGAAAAAAATGCAACCATGGCTATATGGCTTGGCAAACAATATCTTGACCAAAAGGATATCGACCGGCACGAAATTACAGGAGCAGACGGCAGCCCGATTGAAACTAAGAATGAAAACATTGTGCGGGTGTACCTACCTGAAAACCATAGGGATGATAAATAAAAGGCGGTGATTTGATGATTCTAAAACCCCAACCGGGACCACAAGAAAAATTTCTTTCTTGCCCCGCTGACATTTGCATATACGGCGGCGCGGCTGGGGGAGGATAGGTAAAACATTTGCCTTGCTTCTCGAATCGCTGCGGCATGTAGATAACGGCGGTTTTGGTGCCGTGTTCTTTCGTAGGAATATGAAACAGATAATGAATGAAGGCGGCTTATGGGATACAGCATTAAAAATGTACTTGCCTATCGGCGGTATATCCAAACTATCACCAATGCCAACAATTATATGGCCGTCGGGAGCTAAAATAACATTCTCGCATTTGCAACTAAAGGACGATGTTCTTGGATGGCAGGGCTCGCAGGTGTGCCTTATTTGTTTTGACGAATTAACACATTTTGAGGAATCCCAGTTTTGGTATATGCTATCTCGTAACCGTTCGACGTGCGGCGTTCGTCCGTATGTGCGCGCATCAACAAATCCGGATGTTAATTCCTGGGTTGCTGATTTAATAAAGTGGTGGATAGACCAAGATACAGGATACCCGATACCGGAGCGTTCGGGAGTTATTCGGTACATGTACCGGCAAGGCGGAGAAATCGTTTGGGATGACAGCAGGGAACAGCTTGCTAAAATAGTTGGCATATCACTCGATAAGGCCAATACGCTTATCAAGTCTTTTACATTTGTTGCGTCGTCAATTTTTGATAATAAAATTTTGCTAGAAAAAGATCCATCCTATTTGGCGAACCTTAACGCGTTGACGACGGTTGACCGGGAACGGCTTTTACATGGAAACTGGAAAATAAGACCTGCTGAAGGGCTTATTTTTAGTCGTACCACAGTACACTATATCGACGCCGCACCGACCAAGTTGCGGTATTGCCGCAAATGGGACTTGGCAGCGACAGAACCAAGCGAAACAAACCGAAACCCCGATGCTACGGCAGGCGTATTGCTTGGCGTGGACAACGACGGGAATTATTACGTTCTCGATGTGATACGGCGACAGGAAAACGCCGCATCCATTCGCCGTCTTGTTTTGTTGACGGCTGAACTTGATAAAAAGAAATACCGAAATGTCACTATTAACATCTCACAAGACCCCGGACAGGCAGGAAAAGAGCAGGCACAGAGCTATGTAAAAATGCTTGCAGGGTATAAAGTTGTAGCACGTTCGGAGACCGGAGACAAAGTAACACGAGCAGAACCGCTTGCAGCACAATGGCAGGCGGGCAACGTCTACATTGTAAAAGGTGACTGGAACGGCATGTATATTGACGAAATGGAAAAATTCCCGGAAGGCGAACATGATGATATGGTGGACGCTTCAAGCGGCGCGTTTAATGAATTGACAAAGCACGGCGGCATTGATATAAACCCGTCAAACTTGCGGCCAAAATTCAGGTGGTAAAAATGAAAATACACGAATCGATTATTAGAGAAAAGAATAAAAGAGTATATACGGCAGACGATTACCGCCTGCCAACCGATACGCTTGGAAACCCCCCGAAACGAGTAAAAAAGGCATTAGATAATAGCTTTGATGCCGTTCGATCGGTTCTCTCGCATTCGTTGGAAAATTTAGCGGATACGGCGCACTGGCAGGGCTGGCGCAGAACGGACTTATTAGAGCAGGCGTCAGCATGCGGGCCGATGAGATGACACGCAAATGGGGAGAGTTCGTCACATCCGGAAATGATGGGAATGACGATACAGACGAGAACTCGGATGTATTGAAACGCCTAAAACATGATTCCGTTTCTTTTAAAATCAAGACGCTATTTAATAAAGCAGCTAATTACTGCGGATATTTTGGCGGATGTCTTGGATTTATTGACACGGGAGAAGATGTAAAAAATCTTGCTGACCCGCTGCGGCTTACTCCTCAAACATTCCGGCAGGGAAGTTTTAGAGGAGTAAAGATAATTGAACCGTATCTTGTAACGCCGGGCATATATAATTCATACAATCCATTGGCAAACGATTACTATAAACCGTCGGTTTGGTACATCCAAGGCGTGCCGGTGCATGAAAGCCGACTTTTGTATTTTACAGAAAACGAGTTGCCATCGCTTTTGAAACCTGCATACAATTTCTTTGGTTTGTCACTCTCGCAAAAAGTTCTTGATGCTGTGGCTCATTACACATCGAGTAGGGAAAGTGCGGCTCGGCTTTTGAAGAAATACTCTATCACGGTTTTAAAAACCGACATGAGCGCAGCACTTAGCGGCGACTTTGATACAAATCTAATGCGGCGCGTTGATTATTTTACGCAGATGCGGGATAATGATGGAACGGCAATTATTGATAAAGAGATGGAAGACCTTGTTGTCATGACAACATCGCTTGCAGGCGTCGTTGATATTGTGCGGCAGGCGATGGAATATGTCGCTGCAATGTTCAACGAACCAGTTACAAAAATGTGGGGCCTTAGCCCGAACGGATTCAACACTGGCAACGCTGACCTCAAAAACCACTACGACAACATCGCAAGCTTACAGGAAAAAATATTTCAGCCGCAAATAGATAAATTAGTTCGCGTTTTGCAGATGAACGCATTCGGAGAAATCAACGAAAATATTGAATTTAAATTTACGTCGCTCAGCGAAGAGGATACTGCGTTAAAAGTTGCAAACAACAAAGTCAAAGCTGAAACGGACGCTTTGCTGCTTGCTAATAATGTAGTATCGCCGGAAGAGGTGCGGCAAAAGCTTATTGATGATGACGAAAGCGGATACAACGGATTAACACCGAACGATATTCCCGATATTGACCCAAACGAATTGGGAGGGCTTGAACCGTTTAAAGAAGAACCAAAAGAAGGGCTGACGACAAATGGCGAAGAAAATACAATTCGGACGGAGCCAGCCGAACAAAGGCCGGGAACGGCGGTATCGGTTAGAACTCCAACAATTAAACGAACAGATGCAGAATGATATGAGAAAAAACCTCATATCATTTTTTAGTACAAATTATGCAAGTGACGCAAAGAAACCGAATGACACAGACCGACCAAAGACGCTGGCGCAGCTCATGCAGAAAATGCGTAAACGCTGGTATGAAAAATACGAAAAGCGAGGGCGAATCCTGCAGCGATGGATGGCAAAGAGCACGAAGGAACTGACGGAAAAAGAAGTACAGAACAAAATGCAGAGCATCGGAATGACACTAAAACCGAATTACAGCAAGAGCGATAAAAAGCTTGTATCTAATATTGTTTCAGAGGGCGTCGGGCTTATAAAATCCATTCCGCAGCAATACATAGCAAAGGTTCAAGAGAGCACAACAGAAGCTTTTTTACGTGGCTACGATTCCGAGAAATTGTACAATAAAATCAACGATATTCTCGACGACTTAGACGAGCGCAACGAAAACAGATCCTTTTTAATTTCTCGCGACCAGATGCAAAAGGCAACGCAAAAATTCATGGCGCAAAGTGCTATGGAGCTTGGAGCAACAAAAGGACGGTGGATACACGTTCCCGGCATGAAATCATCGCGGGAAACACATCAGGCATTTGACGGACAAACCTTTGATTTGACTGTCGGATTATTCGATGAGGATGTAGGAATTAATGTTCTTCCAGGCGACCTTCCTTACTGTATGTGCCAATTCGAAGTTCTCATGCCGGGATTTGAGGACTAGAAAGGGGGTGATAGGGATGGAGAAAAAAGACGTTTTGATTTTTGACGCGCAAAGCGTTAGAAGCATTGACAACAATGGATACATGCATGTAGCCATGACGAATATTTCTAAAGCCACTGTAAACCCGTATCTTGGCAGCGAGATAGAAGACTGGCAGGAGCGGGGGCTTGAACCCGATGGCATTTATTATGGACTTCGTGACCCGGACGAATTACAGAAAGCGGCACCGACATTTAACGGCCTGCCGCTTCTGATGGACCATCATGACATTGATGCATCTGTGCAGCCAAAAGATTATATTGTTGGAAGCACGGGAACAGATGCGCGGTTCCAAAATCCGTACTTACAAAACAGCCTATCGATTACAGATGAAAAAGCAATCAAGGCAGTACAGGATGGAACGATGAAAGAAATATCTTGCGCATACTTTTTTACACCGGAATGGACAAGCGGCGACTACACAGAAGGCGGCGACAAAATCCATTATGATTTTATTATGCGCGATATAAAAGGCAATCACGTCGCACTGGTTGCAGAAGGAAGGGCGGGGCATGACGTTGTTGTTGCAGATTCCAAAAAAGGAGTGAATGACAAAATGGTAAAAACAAAGAAGAACGCTGCGTTTGAAGCTCGCAAAAAAAACCTTGCAAAAGACGCGGATTTTATCAAATACATGAATGACGACAAATTGAAAGACGGGCTAACAAAAGCAGTTGACGCCGTAACAAATCAGGTATACGGGAAAGAAACAAAAGGCATCGCAAAAGATACCGCCATTGATGGAATTATTGGAACGTTCCTTCCTGATATTGACGGCGATTTAAAAACGGCTCTTTGTACGTTGCTTAGCAAACTACAGGGCGGCGACGAACCGCCGGAAGGCGACGCGAAAGTTCCAACACAGACACAGCCGACGCCCAATGTACCAAAAACCGAGCCCGTACCGCCGGTAGACCCGGATGACGTACAGGATGATGATATTACAGGCGGCGACCCGTTGGACGTTATCGACAAAAACAGCCCTGCATATCAAGCAGGATTTAAAGCAGGACAGGCAGCAGCAAAGGACGAAGCCAAT